TGCTGATTGGCAAACTGCTGGAGATATTTGTGATGCTAATATAACGCCATTTTCTGGTGCAAATCAAATAGACTTAATTGATAGTCATGCAATTGTAGATACTTCACAGAAAATTATAGATAATACGAAAAAATTTTTAACAGGCTCAAGATCATTCTTAAATTTTTCTGCTGGTAAATATAAAATTACTGTTGAGAGTTCTGGTAGTGCTTCTATTACTTTAACAGAAGATAATATAATTGGTGGCATAGGTGTTTCTTCTAAGAATAAGAATGAACGATTTAATAGAGTTATAGTTACTTTTATTAATCCTAGTAAAAATTACCAAGTAGATGAAGCACAGTTTCCTCCTGTAGATGAAACAGGTCAAGCTACTGCAGATCAACACGCAACAATGAAAACAGCAGATGGTGGTATTTTATTAGAAGGTAGATTTGATATGCCAACATTAACAAGCCCATATCAAGCTCAAGAAATGGCTGAAATAATTTTACGAAGGTCTAGATCAAGTTTAGATGTTACACTAACAGCAGACGCAACAGCTATGGATTTAGTCGTAGGAGATATTGTAAACATAACTCACGCTACTCCAAGTTTTAGTGCTAAACCATTTAGAGTTTTATCAACAACATTAAATCCAGATAGTTCAGTTTCTTTACAACTTACAGAACATCAAGACAGTTATTATACATTTGGAACTCAACAAACTGTAGCCACAATACCAGATACAACTCTTCCAAATCCTTTTTCAGTTTCTGCTCCAGCAAGTGTAACTTTATCAGATGAATTAATTATTTATAATGAGGGAACAGCAATAACGAGATTAAATATTTTAGTTGGTGAAAGTACGGATAAGTTTGTGCAGTATTATCAAGTAGAAGCAAAGCTAAGTACAGAGTCAGATTTTTTTGTTTTATCAAAAGGAACGCAATTAAATTATGAGATGCTTAATGTTATTGATGCTTCAACTTATAATGTCAGAGTAAAATCTATTAATAGTCTTGGAGTTAGTTCAACCTATACAAGTGCGAGTAGAAAAATTGTTGGTGCTACCGAGCCACCAGAAGATGTAAAAAACTTTTCTGTTAATATGCAAGGCTCAAATCAAATGCAATTAAACTGGGACTCAGTAAACGATCTTGATATTTCTTATTATGAGATACGCTATCAAAATGTTCAAAGTGGGAGTCAATGGAATAAATCAGTAAACTGGTTACAAGTACCTAGAACATCTGGAACAACAATAACAACAAACGCTAGAACAGGTGCTTTTTTAATTAAAGCTGTAGATAAACTAGGAAACGAATCAAACAACGAAACAATTATTTTTTCAAACATATCATCACTCCAAGCCTTTAATAATATATCAACATTAACAGAAAATTTAACTCTAGGAACTTATGATGCTGATGTTGCTTTATCGGATAGTTCTGGAACTAATTCTATTATACTTGATACAATAACTGATTTTGATGATACTGTAGGAAACTTTGATAGTGTAAGTGGTAATTTTGATTTAGGGGGAACTGATTCTACATCTAATCCTAATAATAATACTGCTAATATAGATAACGAAGGTTTTTATACTCTTAATCAATCTTTAAGTTTAGATGCTATTTATGATGTATCATTTACTAAAAACATCACAGTAGATCAAATTGAAGACCCTTATGACCAATTTGATGATGGAAGAGGAGCAAGTTTATTTGATGATGCTCCAGCACCTTTTGATGGTAATGACCCTACAAATGCAACGATAAATCTACAAGTTGCAACATCAAATTCAAGTCTTGGTGCGGCTACAGAATTTTTCAATATGAATACGACAACAACATATAAAGGTCGGTATTTTAAATTTAGATTGAGATTAGCTAATGCTAATAATAAAACGAGAGCATTTGTATCTGGAATATCAGTTACAGTTAATATGGAAAAAAGAATTGAGTCAGAAAATGATGTTGTTTCTGGAACGAGTACAAAAGTTATTACTTTTGGAAAACCTTTTTTTGCTACACCAGCAATAGGTATATCAGCAGAAAATATGGCTAGTGGAGATTTTTATACAATATCCTCTAAGTCAAAAACTGGTTTCTCAATAGCATTTACAAATTCATCAAGTAGTGGTATCTCAAGGACATTTGATTATGTTGCACAGGGTTTTGGGTTGCAATCAACAAGTTAAAAAGGTAAATAACAAATATGGCTCAAGTTTCAGATGTAAGTTTAGCGAATCAAGGATTTTCGGCTTTTAGAACAGAATTGAATAATATTTTAGCAGCATTAAACTCAATGCATAGTGGAACATCTAGACCTAGTTCTGCTACTACAGGGACTATATGGCTTGATACAACTAATTCTGGGTCAAACTCTTTAGATATAAAATTTTTTGATGGTTCAGATGATATTAGTTTTGCTACTGTAAACACATCAGCAAATACAATTAACTTTATAGATAGCACAGTTTCTTTTGATATTGTTTCCGATACTTCACCTCAACTTGGTGGAGATTTAGATACTAATTCACAGAACATTAAAATAGATGATGCTCATGGTTTATTTGATGAAAACAATAATGAACAATTAATATTACAAACAACTGCTAGTGCTGTTAATTTTGTAGAACTAACAAATAGTGCAACAAGTAATAACCCATCTATTTCTGCAAATGGTAGTGATACAAATGTTGGTTTAGAATTTTCAACAAAAGGTACAGGTGCAATTAAATTTAACGATCTAGCTTATATTCCTCAACAAGCCTTAACATCATCATCAAATGCTGTAGCATGGGACACTCAAGCTAAACCAAACGCCTATCATTTAACAACAGAAAATACGACTTTCTCAGCACCAACTAATCCAGTTGAAGGTGCTTTTATCTCATTAGAAATAAATTATGATGGCACACATTCCATAGGGTGGAACACAGTTTTTGAGTTTCCAGCAAGTACCGAACCAACGGAAACAGCTACTAATGGTAAAACAGATATTCATGTATTCAGATACAATGGTGCTGTTTGGCAAGAAATTGGTAGATCAATGAATTTGAGTGAAAGTTAAAATATGTATGCAATAGTAGAAAGTGGTAGCATTACCCAAACATTTAATAATCCAAGAAAATTAGTTATTAATGATATTCGTTATTCAACTAAGATTTATTCTTTGTGGTCAGTAGCAGAAAAGAAAGCTATTGGTTTATATGAAGTAGAATATGATAACACGAATAAAAAAGATGAAGCATGGTACATCAATACAAATCAAACATTAGCTTATGATTCTAGTGGTGATAAAGTTGTTGCAAGTTATGGTACAGCAACAGCTAAAGCTATAGCAGATGTTAATGAAGTAGATGATAATGGCGATCCATTATTAGATAGTAACGGAGATCAAATAGTTACTAAAGGTTTAAAAACTGTAAAAAAAGAAATTATAGATCAACAATGTGCTGGTATCTTACAACCTAGTGATTGGCGAGTTATAAAAGCTAAAGAAACATCAACAACAATGAATAGTGCATGGAAAACATGGAGAGCGGCAGTAAGAACAAAATGTAATTCTATGCAAACTCAAATAGATGGTGCGGCAAATGTAGATGCACTAGCGGCTTTATTTACTTACACCGAACAAGAAGATAAAAGTGTAACAAGACCATTAGGCGAATTCCCTATAAAGGAATAATATGCCATTAATCCTCCCAGCAAGAACATTAGATAGTGGTTATGAAATAGATAATTCACTTAGGTTTAATAAGGGTGATAGTTCATTTTTAAACAGACAATTTAGTGGTGCTAACACAAGCAGAAAAACATTTACATTAAGTTTTTGGGTAAAAAGAACCAATTTAGGTTCACCAATAGAATCCCCCATAAGTGCAGAAACTAATAGCAATGAATATGACCAAGTTATTTTTACTAGTACTGATGAATTAGATGTTAATAATGTAGCTGGTGGAAGTGATGTTATTTCATTTAAAACATCAATGAAGTTTAGAGACCCCTCTGCTTGGTATCATATTG